GTCGAAGACCGGACACCCTCTGGGTTCAACGACCCGGGTCGCTTATTCAGCGGCCCAAACGTTCGAGCGCCAAGCTCGATCAGTCGACTTGTCTACCGGGAGCTAATCCATGATAGTACCGTCTCCGTCAGTCGTAACTACGACGAACGTGAACACCAACGTCAGCACAACCCAGGTCACAAACCTCGGAAATGCCAACTTTGGCTCGTACATTTGGACTACTCGGCAAAACAAGAAAGACTGGAAGGTCCTTCTCATGCGCGGGCAAGACGTGACCAACCCCTACTCTAGGGGCGGTTTCGCCGAACTCAGGCCATTCTTGTTCTCGGGATCTGATGAAAATCTCCCCGTGCACAAAAGCCGCAGCACATTCCGGGTTGCCGGTACTGCTGGTGCTGGGATCTCTCTTATCAGCTATCCGCTGAGGGAGAGGGCACGCGATAGGGCTCTCAAAAAATTCAAGAGCCTTCTCGATGATGCGGGTCCAGGTACTCTTAACTCGTTGGTACCTTTGGTAGAACTGAAGGAAACAGCGGGCCTGGTGCAACAACTCGCTAAGCCGACCGAGAAATTTGTCGGCCAGTGGGGCACCGGGATTTGGACGTACCTCTTGGCAAAACCTAAGCTCCGAAAGCGACTTGCTTCCGACCTTGCTGACATGTGGCTGACTTACTCGTTCGCGGTCAAACCGACCCTAGGCGAGATAGACGATCACATGAAGGCCGCAGCGAACTACCTGCTGCGCGACTACAACAACAAGGCAAGACTGCAAGCACGCGCCACCGAGTATGAACTTAGTCGCACGATTGCAACTGCACCTGCGGGATCCTTCTCGCAGAACAATTGCATCAAGGCTCACACAATGAGCTGCACTACTGTGTTCACTGGTGGTTTCGACTTCAGCTTCCTGACAGGCGAAAATTGGGGTGCTGCAGATCAGTTTGGATTCATCCCAGAGAACCTTCCATCCGCTGGATGGGAATTGGTTCCTCTGAGCTGGGTCATAGACTACTTTAGCACCATCGGTGATTACCTGGCAGACACGTTCGTGATCCCTCCCGGGAGTACGACGTATTTGACTGAGTCGACCATTCTACGCGACGACATGACGTTGATACCTGACATCGTCCCGAGCGCCACGACATCGCGCGTAACAAGCGCGGTAATCGAGCGGATGGGGCGGATTAGGTATTTTCAGTTTAGCCGCGTGAAACTAGGAGCTCTGCCCCGCCGAACTCTCCGTTGGAAAAGTCTCCACGAGATAGGCGGAAACGTTGAGACCGACATAAAACGACTACTGAACCTGACTTCTGTCATAGTAGGTAGCGTCAATCGTCGTCATCTCTGATCAATCAACCGTTTCAAGGACTCTTATTATGAGTTTCAATCCTTCGTCCCCAGTTTCTGGGGCTGCGGTTTCGGGCCTCACAAGCCCGACGTACACGCTTACGGCTGACCGCGCACCGAGCAATAACGGTGTGCAGTGGGCCATCTCGGCCCTGGGAGGTACGCAGACGGGCGTCGAAACCAACACGGTCTCGAAGCCCTTCACGCTGTCTTTCTTCCGGCCGGCAAACCTGCGTGTGCTGCCTGCGGCGAACCCGCTCACTGGTGTCATCAAGGACGTGCCCACGAACACCTACAAGCTCATCACCCGCAAGGGTGCTGTGCCTTCGGTGAACCAAGCCATCCGCGTTCCTCGGATCACAACGACCATCGAAATCCCTTCTGGGACCGAGACGTTTGAACCCGAAGAGATCCGCGCAATGATCTCCCTACACTTCGGTGTGGGGTATGCGCAGGCCTCTGGAATCGCTGACACTGTGATCACGGGCGTCCTCTGACGCCAGCTGGTTCCGGACGTTCACAAGACGTCTTCTTATTGGGAGATATTCCATGAGACGCAAGGAAAGGGAAGACCGCCTGGTCGACCTATTCGCCTGCATGACAGCAGACCTGGAGAGCGCCGCCGTAGCCGCGCTCCCTTGTACTCCGTTGGCTTTTGCTATCGCCCGTTTGAAAGAGCGGATGCGCAAGCGAGCTGAGTTCCATCGACCCGAACACCGGCGTACCGCCACGGAGGGTTTCGTCGCCAGAAACGCACGCATGCGCGCGTTCCAGCACAGACTTACTCCTGAAGAGGTATACTATGCGAAGGTCTTTATCACTCACGTCCTCGAGAAGTACACGAGGAAGCTGGATGAGTCGTCTCTACAAGACACTCTCAGCTGGCCAATTTTCCTTGACGCTTGGCGGTTTGGTCCTGGCGCCTCGACTGAGGTTCCGGGTAGCCATGCTGTTAACAAGTTCTTGGAAGATTGGACCGTAACGGAGAACGCTGAACCCCTGGTTAGGATACTGC